CTACTCTTGATTTTAGTCACACAGTCGAGTAATACTGTTGTGATATTTTGAATTGTGATTCTTCGCAAGGGCTGCTTGCGTGGCGATCACCAGTGTAAATACACTTACCACAATGTTTTGTTGCGACATGTTCGGGTGATGTTCCATCACTGTCCACGTCACTGTTTACATTCATATCGATGGCTCCTAATATAGAAGGGTGGATAGGAACGCCAAGGATGTCAACATTAGCAACGGATGTAAATAAAGATACATTATCACTGTCACGGACCATCGTTCGTAATACTGTCTGACTGTAAAAACAGTCTGGCGTAAGAACTATTTGATGCTCTTGACACTGATCAATTATCTTTGCCCGATACTCCTCAAAAATATGAGGTTCATGCATACACAATTCGCGAATTGCGAGCCTTGAATTCATTTGCATTTGTGTAGATTTTGTTCCGTATTCTTGTTCACATCGGTCCCAATTCAATGGTTCCAACACTGAACACAGATCAAGTGGAGCTAACCACATTTTGAGTTCTTTATCAAGCACGAATTTTCGTTTGATGATAGAAATTTCATCTAGTGTTCTAAATTCAATTTCTCCACCATCTTTTGTCTCTGGTGTACAGTAATGACCGTAGTTCAGCATATGTTGAGACCATTTTGTAATATCTAAAATATTTACCAAACGTTCATCAAATGCTATAATACTGTCATCACCATAAATTGCGACATAAAATCGTGTGTGAAGATCCTCAATACATGCCTTTGCCTCAGGTGATTTGATCTCATTCAACATATCATACAAGCACAAGTAAGTAATGCCATAATTATACATAGTATTGATTATAGCAGTACCAGGATTTCCCGAAGGTTGTCCTCTTGCAATTTGTACGATAACATTTCCAAAAACCTGACGTGACGTTACAATATCTTGCCACAATGCGCGCGAAACAGGATCATTTCTTCTGTACTGTGTTTCAAGAACTTCAAAAATGATCCATAATAAATCTCTATTCAACGTTCCATCCCAATTGGTAAAATCAGTTGCAATGAATTGTTTAGATTTAGGGTGTGCTATTGATGTTAATTTCAATGCTAACACATCCCAATCCGATGAATAGGGATTTATACCGATGAGAGATGAATTAAAGACTTTATTTTCCATAATAGTTGCAAAGAAATCCAAGAAATACTGTCGAAACAAAACTACATAGTGTAGTGGTGCTGCAGCAAAAGCTCTGGATTTTCCAGCGTCTACTTTTTCAATAGGTCTCAATTCATCCTTTGCTGTGGACACGAAATAACATTCTGGACGAATATTACTTTGTGCTTTAGTCCTGTATTTGTCAATTTCACTATTAAGGAATGGATGGTCGTAAATCCAGTTGTTATCTTCGCCTAAGAAAGCTGATTTTCCTCTTCTACCGTTTGTATACCGGTTAAAAGGATAACCTGCACTCGAAGTACGATTGATACCAACAATATATTCACTACCTTCTATTCCACTTATAGATTCATTGTGCGTGAGTTGTCGTATTTTCCGGGGCGTCGCAAACTTGTGC